CAAGTCCCAATCCTCTAATCCAAAACCATCTCCAACAAGTTTGACAATACCGCCACCATTAGAGGAAAGCCAATCTATTGCTGACTGAACTCCAAAAAGCATTGTCATTGCTGCACCAAGATCCCTTGATATTGGTGATTTTACACTAATTGAATTAGTAATACCTTGAAAAGCATAATGCAATTCCGGCATCTTAAATACTTCATCAATAGTACCACCCGCTGCCGAATCAATAACAACAATCGCCAAGACATATTCATCGTTTTCAGGGTTTGGATAATTATCAGGCCAAGAAGTAAAAATGTCTTCAGCGTATTTTATTGTTCCGGTGCAAAGCGTTGAATCATAATCAAAATAGATCGCATCAGCACGGTATCCGGCAAGAAGGGGAGAAATTGGTACACCCATTGCCGCAAGAACAGACCACCCGGCCTCCCCGTCGTGATTTATTTTTTGCCCTGCTTTCGTGATAATAGTAAAAGCTCCAATATCAAATGTCTCATAAGTTTCCAAATCAGTTACATCCGGTGGTGTTATAAGCGCAAGCAGCTCGCCACCAATACCGCCCCACGTCTTTGAAAGATGCCGCGTCCACTGATAATAGTTCCGCTGCAACCAATTCATCCAATTGTACGGCGGTCGTTGTTTAAACTGCCAGCCATCGTCTTTTTGTCCTACCGGCGGATCAACAACGTCACCCGGTGCTATCGGGTCGTTCGCCCAACGTGGAAGGTCTTTAGGTCGAAACTGATAATCAGTTGGATCAGCCATCTTCTAAACTCCTAATAGTCCTGCGAACATGCCTTCATCAAACCCTTCACCCGGATCGCCGTCAAAACGAAACGCCGGGTCTTCAAAAAGGGTCAGCCAGATTTTAACTCCCGCCGCCGCACACCTGTCCATGATGGAAGTTAGATTGTCTTCGTTCAAAACCGTGCCATCAAACTCCAAAACAACGGTACCGGGGAAGAACTCTATCAACTGAATTGGATTAACCGGATCGGTCAAAACATCCAAAACAAAAATCAACGTTTCCGGTTCGCCTTGCGAAAGTAAAAAGCGCACCCATCCTTTCAAGTCGGAACGGTAATCATCATCCGTTTGATCCGTGTAACGATCCAAACAAAGAACACGCCCAATGCCGTCAAGCTGCGCTCCGATTGCTTGTTTGTCTTCATCGTCTTCATCGTTGAATTCATGCGTCAACGAACGTTTCAAAAGCAAATCAAAAAAAACGTTTTCCAATTCCTGCCATGCTTTTGGTACGGGATCATCAATCGCTTCTTTCGCTATAGTCAACGATTCTATCAACTGCTGATAGCGCAACTTCTCTTGCATCACGTCGGGTCGACGTGCCAGGGCTTGTGCTGTGTGGTCGTCGATCTTTGTTACGCGATTGCTCATTAAATTACTTCCACCGTTGTTCGCGTGGTATCCAAGTCACCTATCTGAGACATTAGAATCGCTACGTTTGCTTCGCCGCCGATAGGTCCGGCGTTCGGCCAACGAGTAGTTGACACCCGGACATTGATTGCTGTAATATGAGCACTTCCAGCATTAATGGGAGTCCAATACTTTGATCGTTCAAAGTCATCACCGATTCCTTGGTTGGCTTCGGCATATGCAAGAACGTCATCTTCAACCGCTTTTTCATCGCCGGAGCTTGGCGTTATCGGTGGCGTTGCAATCGTCATTCCGGTGCCGACTGTCAAGGAAAAATCGTTGCCTTCATAATCGGAAGTCAAGTAAAAGAAATCATCACCGGCGGCATCTTCGGACGCCATGACAGGTACCCAACGACCATCAGTTGTATTGATTACGTTTATCAACTCAGTCGCGATTTCCGCTTTTGTTTTACTTCCAAGTGGCAAAGGAGGCGTGTAAATAAAGGGAGGATCAAGAGGATCAGCTTTATTGATTGTTACTTCATAAGATGCCAATTCATTATCCGTAACCGTAACTTTTTCTTTTAACGCCGATCCAACATTAAACGAACCTTCGTCAACTTCTATTTCGATATGAACCCACAAATCAATACTCGTAGGCTTGCTGTAATTGACAGTGTGAACGTATCCCTGCGAGTCAGTTACATCGCCGGAAATGTTGTTGGCTCCGATAGCCGTACTGCAAGTCGCAATTCCTGCGGCTTTCAAATCCCAAATCATATCCAGGATTTCTTGTTCAAGCCCACCCTTGACAATGCACTCCACACTATGAGGCGGTCGGCCTTCTGCGTCCACTACATCGCCGTCATTCTCCACAACGGCAACGGCGAAAACATCGTCAATACGTTGTAGCAAATTCGCAAACAAACCGCCTACGGTTGACCGCCCGCCGATCTGAAGACTGAGAAAACGACGTAGCCTAAGTTCGGCGTCGGTTTCAATTTCGCGTCCGTGGTCCGCGTCTTCGACGTTTGATGCCGTGTCCCATCCGGCAACGTTTGTAATGATAGTTTTCAACGTAGCAGCCGGAGCCGCAACCGCGCCATATTCAACGGCCCGCATTGCAACGTCCACTGTTCCACCGGCGCCGATGATTGCCGCTACAAGCGTTTCAAACTGATCGCCACCGGGGTCCGTCGCAATGAGAGAACCCGCCCCCACGACCGTCCCTGCTACGCCTGCTAACGTCTCTGTTACCGTTGACCGCGTTGCGTCAAGACGCTCCACTCCGATCAACGTGCAAACATTGTCAAGGGACGCTTCTGTGGCGCTGTCCGGGTATGTCGAATCGTAAATCGCTTGTGCAAGCTCCCACACAAGGGCCTCTCGTTCGGCGCAAATTCCTAGCAGTTGGCCGAGCGGTGAATCTGCGGAAACGTTTACACCCGGCCCCCACTTTGTGGCAGACTTCAATGCCGCAACTATTTCCGCAAAAATATCTTCAAACCGCTTGATTACAAAGCCGGTTGGAGTTATTCCGAATGCCATCCAAAAACTCCTAAGCTGCCGACGGAAATTCCATCGACAGGATTTCGCCTGTAGTTAACAACGCTTTGAGCTTTAGCGCAAGGGTCCGGAGGCCGGCGTCATATTTATATTGAATCGGTTCTGCCAATCGACGGACGCCGGGCGTCCCGGTAATCGCGCCGACAAAAATCGCGTTCATGGTCATAGGATTGAAATTTTTACCTAAAATGTTCTTGTAATACGGAACGCCGAATGATTTATCAACGAACCACTCACCGCAAAAAATGGACAGACGCATATAAATTCGCTGTGCCACAACGGCCTTGTTTGTGCCAATGGAAATATTTACACCGTCAAAAGCAATGTCGTGGGTATCGTCTAACATGAGGTCTGTTGTAGCCATTAAATCTCCTGAATTTCAAGCCAGGTATTTACTGTCCGGGCTGCACCCGGAGACCAAACACTTGCAGAAATCCGGGTTCCCACGTTGAAAATGAAGTCAGTGGCATCACCACCGCCGGCTGCTTTTCTCTTTTTGGATGCAAAAACATCCGAAAGAAAATATGGAGGGCCGGAGTTTGCCGAAAATCGTATCATAGTATTTTCATAAAGTCAGCCATTACGAAAGTCCCATTGCCGTAGTCGGGTCACCGACACCCGTAGTTGTATCAACAGTCACCTTAGCCTTTTTCACAAATGTGTCAATCGCGGCTGCTAATGCTTCTGCAATAGCATCTAATCCGGGGCCTTCACTTGGAAAAGCATCTTTAATGTCTTGCTTCAAAGCCGCCAAAGCTGCTGCGTCCAAAGCCATTTTATTCCACCTTTACCTTATTTGATTGTTCAATGTCCGTGAGTCCGACCAATGGGCATGTGTGCTTTCCGCCAGGAAACCATGCACCGTCCAATCCTTTTAATCCCTTTTCTCCGGGGCCAACTCCTAATATAACTTCACCGTCCGCATTGATTGTAGCATCGCCCTCTGCAAAGGCAAATAAATTTCCTTCGGCTTCTAAGAAAGCATCGCCGTCGGCCTGGATTGAAACATCGCCTTTCGCCGTTATGTTTACGTCACCACCGCCGCCTTCTTGGGCCGCGCCGATGTTGACCGTTCCTCCGTTCACGTTTACCACGCCGCCGCTGATATTTGCCGTGTGTTTTGTCGAAATCTTTATATTTCCATCTTCTTCAATCAACACATTCACAATGTCCGTCAGGTCTTCACCTATTTGTCGCACCGCCCCAAAGTCCGTTTGAACCGGCGCCGTTGGATCTAAGAACGTCGGCGGATAAAATCCGAGAAAAGCTACAGCGTCGGAAAGATCGTGGTCCCTGGTGTCCTGGTGATCCATCACGTCGCCTTCTTGCGAGGACAACCAATTGTCAAGACTCCTGTCCGAAAAGATTAGTGCAACTACATCGTCCTTTTTAACCGGCAAAGTCAGAACACATTTCCGCGTTCGTGGCATCCACACCGGCACGTTATCGATTTCCGGAAGGTTCATTGCTTTCATGCCATGAATGTTTAGCGTCTCTTGCAAAAGAGGTTGAACAGAAAGCAGGATAGGTTTATCGCCGTCTTTAGTCACCTTCGTCACTTTGGCCGGCGTCAACGTGCGAACGCCGAAAATCACATCACGTATGTATCGCATAATTAGATCAGTATCTTTTGGCGAAGGAGAATTTTTAATATCGTTCATGGTGCAATCCCTTCAACTATCGTATCCCAATCGCCGCTTGAATCTGTATCGCCGCGTTGAACTACTTTATTTGCTTTGTATGTTCCGTTCAATGCCTTGTTTTCTTCCAAGTTCATTTTAATTGATACCGGCGACCACGGGACAACTGCCGGATTTAAGTTCAACGTGATTTCCGTTGCCCCGTCATCCATCTTGGAAGGCAAACCACGCAGCCCGTTTTGTGGTGTAAACGTTTTGGAATCACCGCCTTTGATAGACATATTTCTAGGCACAATAGTTAGGATATTATTTTCCAAGTACCAAAGCAAATTGTGACGACTTGCGAGACGTTCCATAATTTCTCGTGTAAAGCCGAACAAGGTTACGCCATTTTGAAAATACGGAGAGTAAACCTTAGTCGCATCGACAAGATCAGCCGACTTTGCTTTTGCAGTAACAATCATTACAACAGCATTGAAATCAGGATTGACACCAAAGCCACGGTCAATTGCTGTCCCTGCAACATTGACCTGCGAATCCTGAAAGGATTTTTTAAAAAAATCAAAAACGTCTAAGATTTTCACACCGGGGGCAAGTTTTTTATTTGCAAATGCAGCCCAATAACCAACCGCACCCTCACCGGCTTCAATCTCTGTTATGAAGTCACCACCGAAACGACGATGACGAACAAAAGTTACATCGGCACGACTTACAATCGGGAGATTTTCAGGCGTGCTGTTTTTTAGATCGTCTTCATAGCCAGCCCGCACGGTGATAATGTTCAACGGAGCTTCGATCTTTTGTCGGCTCTTTCTGTTTAGATTGAAAATCATAACCCGAAGCGCGTTCGGCTGTGACGTAACTGTTTTCGTCACGTCAAAAATAACGTGCAACGTATCAGGCATGATAATCGTTTCTTCTTTTCCAACTTCTTGCCCGATAGCAATGTGGACTTTTCTTTTGTACAGCCTACCCATAGTACAAGAGCCTCACACGTTGACCTAAACCAAACTCGTATCGCGTCGGCAAAATGTCTTTGCCGGAACTATCCACAACAACGAAATTACCCGGCGGTAAACGGTCATCCGTGAACTGCCGAAACGGACTCCAACCCGGAAGAATCGGAACGCAAGTTTTGATTGGATCATCCGGCGTTTGGAGGATCGAAAAATACCACTGTTCATCCCGCGTATTCCAATAAAACTTCATATAGTATCGTTCACCATCCAGGTTAACCCAAAAGGATTGATCGGGAAGTTTAGGATCAACCGGAATTTCAACAGGGTCCGCCATTGCTAAATGATCTCCAGAATCTTAGCCAAGAATATCGCACCGATTGCCGCCGAAACAGCGTCAGGTTTTTGCGACGTTATGTATCCAACATCCTCCGGTCCTGTGATTAAATCATTCCCCGGTGTCGTGGTTTCTTTTTTGAGAATCCATAGCTGTTTTAATTCGGCTGTGAAAAGTAACTGCCGCCCGATCATCGCGTCCTGTGGCGCCGAAAGGCGACTGATTATCATTGATTTGTAAAGATCAAGTCCCGTTGCAACATCAAAAGGAATTCCCGAATACCACAACTTTTTTAAAATAAACCAAGCATTGATATGAGTTGGAAACGGACCAAAAACATTTGTCAAGGCACCCATACCACCCATACCGCCGAACGCAAAAGAAAGATAAGTTATCGGTGTGTCTGTTACGGTTCCAGTTAAAGTTAAACGCTGTGGTTTTGGAGTGTAATTATCAGAAACTATATATCCTTCTTCAATCTTATTTTCAGCACTTTCGGATTCAAGCGTATGTTCTAATCGAAGTGCTGCGTCAAGTTCAAGAATCAAACCCTCTTGGGCTTCATCCGGAATAAATTCTCCGGCAAGCTCCTCCAGTAGATCAACTTCTTCCGGCATTTCATCCGATTCCCACAGCTTTACATTGATCGGCACATTCACAAGAAGCGATAAAGACATTATCCGCCTCCTGGAATCTTAACTGCGGAAATCGGGAACATGGCAAAATCCATCGCCCACCGCCGTTCACGCTGTTCTATTTTATCTACTATTTCCTCACCATCTTTACGACTTCCGCTAATGTAATAAGAAACGTTTCGTTCGTATTTAGTTGTCTGTGCGCCCGATTGTTTTGATAACAATGAAGATAATGAACGTAAATCTAAAGGACGTTCTTGACCGGCGAGAGTTGGCTGCCCGCCTTGGAATCGTTGCATCAAAAAATCACGGAAGTTTGCCGCAACACCTTCACCAAAACCAGGCTGAAAAATATCGTCCAGAATGCTTTTCCCGCCGCCGGCGGCACCGCCGCCGCCTTCGTTATCACTAGTACCACCAAAAGCCGCTCCAGGGCGGCGCCCTACGACTGGTTTTTCTTTAGGAGTTACAGTCTTAGGTCCAAGACTAAGAGCCATCCCAAGTTTTTGCCTGGTTCGATTTAATCTTTCTCGCAAATTATCGATTTCCTTTTTTGATGCCCCTTCCTCCAAACGCTTTTCTAAATTTAATGTTGCTTGGCGCTCTCGCTGTATTAGAACTTTTTTAACACCTGCCAAATAATCTTGTTTTTCGGCATATCCAAAAAATTTAATTGTTTCACGTAAAAGATCATTGATCTTGTTCATAGCATAAAGAGCACCTGCACCAACCGCAACAAAAGCTGTGCCTACCAATCCAACTGCTATGGCTAACGCTTTTATGGCAATTC